CCTCGCGCTCTCGGCTGGCGGCGCGACTGCCGCGGAGGTCGCGAACGGCCTGACCGCTCCGAAGTTCTTCGGATACCCGGTCGAGTTCTCGCAGGCGATCGCCTTCCCGGCTGACGCGGACGGCAACGTCGCCGCGTACATCGGAGACCTCGCGCAGGCCTGCTACCTCGGAGATCGTCGTGCGACCTCGATCGCCTTCAGCGATTCGGCCCTCAACGCCTTCGAGCAGGACGAGCGCGTCGTGCGCGGCACTCAGCGCATCGACATCGTCTGCGCGAACGTCGGATCGTCGTCGGCCTACGGCGCGATGGTCAAGTTCACCCTCTGATCGGAAGGAACGAAACCCATGCGACACATTTCCAAGATCTTTTCCGGCGGTGGGAATGGCACGACCGTCACGCAGATCACGTCGACCTTCGACACTCGAGGCTTCGCGTACGCGACGATTTCCGTGTTCGGCATCGCCAGCACCGTCGCGCCAAGCACGGCATCCTCGAATCACGTCCTTGCGGAAAGCGATACCGACGTGGCGACGAACTACGTCACCATCTCCGGCGCTACTCCGAGTCCGATCGCGGCGACGACGGCCATCGCGACCAACATCGCGAAGATGGTCTACAACGTCGATCTCCGGGGCCGCAAGCGGTATCTCAAGGTGACGTACACGCCGAACTCCGGCGATGCGCTCCTCGTCACCTGCGATCTCAGCAACGCGGCGGACGCAGTCGTCACGACGAGCGAGCAGGGATCCGCGGCATCCGCGACGATCTGATCTTCTGAACCGGGGCCGGGAGGAGTGATCCTCCCGGCCCTCATTCCGAAAGGGAACAATGAATACTCTTCAGAATGTCAAGATCGTGACGGCAGTCCAGAACAGCGCATCGACGACCGTGACTGGATCCGTTGATACGCGAGGTTTCTCATACGCGATGATCGTGTTCGCGTCGACCGTCGACGGGACGATCTCGACTGTCGCCTCGAACACCAAGGTCGAGCAGAGTGACGACAACTCGACATGGGAGGCGATGCCGGGCCTTGTGACCGGGACGGATTTCACCCCGTCGACTGGCTCGATCGCGGCATCTCAGCCGAAGCTTGTCCTCGGTTTCTCACTCAAGGGTCGAAAGAGATACCTCAAGTTCACCGGGGGAGCAGTTTCTGCTCGGCACACCGTAGCATTCATGCTCACGGATCCGAACGACGGAGTCGCATCCGCGACCGAATCCGGTGTCACCAACTTCTTCATGCGGTGAGCCGATCCTTCTTCTTTCTCCCGGGGCGGTCGCGGCGAGTCCGCGACCGCTCTATCATTCCGGGGCCGGAAGGCAAGGAGACAACATGGACGAACTGAAGGAAGGCGCGGACATCGGGGATAGCCTCACTCGCATCACGACGGAGCAGGCCGTGCCTTGGCTCCGCTCGATCGCGGCGCAGATCAAGGACGGCGGAATCCTCTCGCTCCGAGTCCCGGATCTGGACGGCATCATCGAGGCCTATGCGAACGGCGAGCCGGAGACGGAGGCGCTCTTGCTCGGAAACGTCGAGAAGAGCGGAGCTCGCTCGATCTGGAATCGCGAGAAGCTCGGGCGCACCCTGAACCTCGCCGGATTCGAGATCATGCGCGGGGCAGACGGATGGTCATGGAACGCGACGAAGACCGAGATCGCGGTAAAGGCTCGCAAGTTCTCGCGACCGTTCCCGAAGCGTCCGATGCGCGACGTGCATGGCATCATGTCGCTCCCTCGAGTCTGTTGGACGGATACTCAGGGCGTTCTCCATCATGCCGCGGCGACCCTAGGATTCGATGTCTCGAGGGCGACCGGAGTCTTCTGGGGGCAATGCCTGACTCGGCTGATCGAGAAGATCCTCCAGATGCCGGAGGTCAAGTACATCCTGACCGTCGACTACGATTCGATCTTCGACGCGGATGACATCGTCCGGCTCTGGCAAGTCATGGAGACGAATCCGGACATCGCGGCGCTTTGTCCGCTCCAGATCGGGCGCGACAAGGATCGTCCTCTCTTCTCGATCAAGGAGCAGGACGGATCCCTGATGAAGCAGATGAGCGAGGACGTTCTCCACACCGACGCGCTCGAGATGAACACCGGGCATTTCGGCCTCACGCTCATCCGATGCGATGCGCTCCGAGAGCTCCCACGCCCCATGTTCCTCGGAGTCCCGGGGCCGGATGGCGGATGGGACGAAGGCAAGACCGACGACGACATCTACTTCTGGACGCTGCTCCAGAAGCACGGGAAGCGAATCTGCCTTTGCCCTCGAGTTCGGATCGGTCATCTCCAGAACGTCATCACTTGGCCCTCGGAGGATCTCCGCGCGATGAACCAATACCTGACGGACTACCACGCGAACGGGAGGCCGCGTCAATGCACGACCTTCTGATCATCCTCCGGAACTGCGCGATACACGAGCCGGGGGTCGGTCGACGTGATCTCCGGCCCGGCGCGATCATCAACGCCCGGGAGGATGTCGCCCGGAATCTGATCGCGAAGGGCTACGCGAAGCACGTCGTCGCGCCTGCTCCGCTCTTCGTGGATTCGACTTCGCCTCCGGAAAGGCCGAAGAAGAAGGGCAGGAGCAACGATGACGATCTCGGCTGACGCTCTCACAAGCCTCGCGACGTTCAAGGCCTTCCTCGGCATCACGGCGACGACGGACAACACGATCCTCGAGGACTCGATCAACCGCGCGAGCGCGATGATCCAGAGGTTCTGCGCCCGAAACTTCGTATCGCAGCGATACTACGAATGGCACGACACCTACGGGGCCGATCGGGTGATGCTCAGGCACAACCCGGTCGAGCACGTTCGATTCGTGGGAGTTGGCTACGACAACGTCGTCTCCGTTGTATCGACGGTCTCGACGGATATCTCCGTGACTATCGGAGTCGACACGGATCATGTGCATCTGCATAGGATCAACTCATCCGGAGTCGAGACGTCGGCAGAGACGGCCTTCGCGACGTATCCATCAACGAATCTCCTTGCGGCGGCAATCTCTGGCGTGACTGGCTTCTCGGCAAGCGCAGTCTTGAATGTGCCGACCAAGTACCTACGCAAGATCGCAGGCGCGGATCTGAAGCAGAAGACGATCTATCTTCAGGCTCCAACCGATCAACTCACAGACTACATGGTCGACGACGCGAATGGGATCATCTACGGCCCGACGCTGAGGCAGTATCGTTCGTTCCTTGTCGACTATGAGGGCGGATACTCCACGGTTCCGTACGATGTCGAGCAAGCCGCGATCTCGATCGCGACGAGGCTCTACCGTGGTCGGCAGCGGGATCCGGGAGTCTCGAGCGAGTCGCTCGGCGGATACTCGTACTCGCTCCGCTCTGGATCGGAGCTCGACGCGGAGATGCGCTCGATGCTCGACCCTTGGAGGCGCTTACGATGAGCATCGAGGCGCTGATCGCGCGATTCGGGATCGACCTCCACGTCTATACCCCGGTCTACACGACGGGAACGGACGGCAGCGTCGTCCGGACGTTCGGGCGCGTAGTGTCCGAGCGCGGATTCATTCAGCCCTCGTCGCAGGCCGAGCCATTCACGCAGGGTAGGCAGGAGGGTCGGACGAACGTCCAGATCTTCTTCCGTGCCAACGTAGAGGTGCCGATTGATGCCGAGATCCGAGATTCGACGAGCGTCGATACCGGGTGGAGGGCTTGGCGCGTCACGGGATCGACGAACCCCGGAGAGCTCGTCCAGACTGGCGCGGCTCCTCATCTCTCGATGACGGTCGTCGATGCGGTCGAGATCGAGCCGGAAGTCGGGCCGGAGCTTGGCCTATGAGCGGCGCGAGGTTCGACAAGTCCGCGATCTCCTCGACGGTCATGGGCGGCATCGTCAAGGGTCTCGCGTCGACGCAGATCGGCGCGAGCAGACTCGTCCGCGCGACCCTCTCGAGGCCCGGCATGGGAACGCTCTACCGGGTCGCACGGGGCGCGAAGGGAGGCAGGAACCTCCGCGCTCGTGGATTCCATCGGGCATCTCTGCCCGGATCTCCTCCCGCGGTGAACACGAATCGGCTCCGAGCCTCGTGGAGCGTCGAGCGCGTCTGGGGAGGAGGAGGAGATTCGATCTCCGCGGTCTACCGTCAGGGATCGACGGCGATCCTCCGATACGGATCGAACGTCCCGTACGCTCGCTTCCTCGAGTTCGGGACTCGCCGGATGAAGAAGCGCCCGTATCTGAGGCCGACGATGCCGAAGATCGCGGACATCTCTCTGAAACTGATCGCGGTACAGGTCAAGGCCGCGCTCCGGGAGGCACGATGAGCAAGGCGATCCTCGACGCGGTCAAAACGCGCCTCTACGCGACGGCGAGCCTCACGGCGCTCGTCGGCCAGAGGATCTATCTGAACTCCGCGGACGCGAACAGCATCCTGCCGCTCGTGATCTTCACGGCTCCCGAGGTGCGGACGACTCCGTACTTCGGCAGCGTGACGAGGCACGAGATCGACCTCGAGTTCCAGATTCAGTACGGGACGAGCTCGGGCCTCGACACCTACAACGTCGCGGATGCGATCGCGACCGCGCTCTCGACTCCGATCACCGTGACCGGATTCGACGCGGCCAGAGCGACCCGGACGGCGAGGGGCGTTCCCTCATTCAATGATGACGGTTGGACGATGATCGAACGGTGGCGCGTCGTCGCCCACGACATCTAAGGAGCTTCTAATGCCCATCGACAGATACCTCGTCGGCAGCGACGGAAACGTCTCGTACACGATCAACTCAACCGCTCAGTCCCTCTTCAAGGTGAACTCCTACGCGGCGACGCTCTCGCGATTCGCGGCGGATCACACCTCCTTCGGAGACACGGGCCGACGCATCCGGCTCGGGATGCTCGACCTTCAGGGAACGCTGAACTGCATCGTCGGTGTGAACTCGACGGCGACCTCGACGGCGACCGCGCTCTTCGACAGCATCCAGAACACCTCCGCGACCCGCCCGGCGCTTACCCTTTCGATCTACGATGGAACCGGAACGAACGATGCGAAGATCGTCAGCAACGCGGCCTTCTCGTCGTTCGCGTTCAACTCGAACGCAGCAGGCGATGCGACCGTCACGGTAAACTTCCAGAACGCGGACGGCGCGGCTCCCGTCGTGACTTGGCTGACCGAATGATCTCGGAGACGATCTCGCTCTTCTCTCCCTCCTCGTCGGATTGGATCGTCACGATTCAGACGAAGGACGGGCGCAGGATCACGCGCCGGGTCTCCCCGAGCAGGATCGACGAGGAGACCGCGGTGCGATCGGCGCTGAACGCGAGCGGAGTGATGCTCGTCGATCTCGACTACTACATTGCACGGAGGGCCGATGACCGCTCGATCGTCACGAATGGCGACGAGTTCCTCGCGGCGCTTCGCGCGAAGCGGAGATAGAAGAATGGCAGTTCATCCGATCGACGTGACGCTCCCGGACGGGCGCGTCGTCACCGCTCGCCCTCTGACGATCCGCCAGAGGATCGCGCTGACCGCGCAGCTCGCAGAGGAACGCGCGAGCATCGCGCGACGGAACGCGGAGATCGCAGGAGAGCCGAACGTCCTCGCGTCCGTCGAGAAGGCTCGGAAGGAGGCGCTTGTCGCTTCCGCGCTCGTGCTCGACTGCTACACGCTTGCCGGAGCGATGCGCGTCGTCGAGGCCGCGTCGGAGTTCCCCGAACTTATCGGAGACGGACTCGAGCCGAAGGCTCTCACCGAGCTCGCGCTCAGGCTCCTCGGATTCGGCAGGGAGGACGAGCGCCCC